TGCCTATGACTGCAGCGGGAAAGAAAGTTGCAGCCACCTCTTATGCTACTGCTGTAGGTATGCTGTTGTATGATGTAGACCCCACCGAGAATCCCAACGGTGCGCTTCTGGTTCAAGGTGTTGTGGATAAGAAAAAGGTAGAATCTCATGCAAGCATTACACTGGATGATACCTTTGCGGTTCCAGGCATTATCGTGCGTGATAACATCGGCGTAAACGAGTAAGGAGGCTATACATAATGGATTTGAGAGAAGTTTTTACCCCTGCTTCTATTGCAGCCAACTGGACGGAAGTTGCGTCCAATCAGATTCCTTATCTTGGTGCTACGCTGTTTCCTGCGCGTAAGAAAGCTGGGCTCGACTTGTCTTGGCTCAAGGGCTCCCGTGGCCTGCCTGTGTCCCTGATGCCATCTGCGTTTGATGCGAAAGCGACCTTCCGCGACCGAATTGGCTTTGAAAAGTTGGAAACGGAAATGCCGTTTTTCCGCGAGGGATACAAGATTAAAGAGAAGGACCGTCAGGAGATGCTACGGGTGCAGGAGGCCACTGACCCTTATGCTGCTGAGGTGATTGCCCGTGTATTTGACGATACCCGTGATTTGATTGACGGAGCAAATGTTGTCCCTGAGAGGATGATTATGCAACTCCTGTTTCCGGAAGAAGGAAACGTAGGTATCGCAATTAAAGCGAATGGCGTGAATTATACCTACAATTATGATCAGGACGGTTCGTGGAAGACCTCTAATTACACCGCACTGACCAGCACTGCCACTTGGGACAAGCCCTCTACGGCTGATCCGTTTGCAGCGTTCAAGACGGTTAAGGACGCTATCCGTTCTAAGACTGGCACTGAGCTTACGGTTGCCATTATGAACTCCTATACGTTCAACCTTTTGTCTAAGACCGATGCGGTAAAGAATCGTTATCTGACTACCAATGGATTGTCTCTCGGCTACCTGACCGATAATGAGGTAAAGGCTATTGTGGAGTCTACTTCTGGCCTGCGCATTGCGATTTACGACAAACAGTATCGTGATGAGAGCAAGGTGGCCCATGCGTTTGTGCCCAATGGCTATGTGTGTCTGATTCCTGATGGTGCGCTTGGCGGCACTTGGTATGGCACTACGCCCGAGGAAGCAGACCTGCGTGGGGCCTCCAGTGCCGAGGTATCTATTGTCAATACCGGTGTGGCTATTACACGTATTCTTCAGGAACATCCTGTCAATATCAATACCTTTGCGTCTGAAATCGTTCTTCCTTCTTTTGAGCGCATGGATGAGGTTGCGGTACTCAATGTTCTGGGGGAATAATCGGGTCTGACACTCTAACCCTTTTCCCCAGCAGTCAGACCCTATTGGGGAAGCAGGTGTCCGAGTTGGTGGGAGAAGATCTGATGGTCAAATCGGACGGCTCTGTAACTGGAACATTTCATTATGTGACTGGTATTCCGAGTTCAGCAGCTTGCCAGGCGAGGACAGCGGATATTACTTCCCGTTCCACCTTACCAAATCGGGAACAAAAATGACCTTTAAAAAGAATGGTTCGCCCACAAAACAGGATATTGCATTTGATCCAGATATTATTTTCAGAGTGACAAAGAATGATACCTTTGAAGTTTTGATCGATGAGCAAAGCATCGTGACTTTCAATTTCACCAAAGCAACATTTGAGAATTAGTGAAAAACGGGAGGTAACATGAAGTTTATTCCTAATTACCGCGTGTGCTATGGTGGTCGATTCTATGAGGCAGGGGCTAAATTATCGATCAAGGACGAGGACGCGGATATGATGAAACGGCATGGGACGGTGTTGGATGAGCCGACACCGCCTCCTGCCACACAAAAGAAGCAAGGCAGACCGAGGAGGGGCAGTAATGGACAATCTGGAGAGGATGAAACTTCGGACTGGAGAGTCTAATATTGCTGTTCTCCAAGATTGCCTGGACAGCGCACGCGCTGCAATCATGGCGCGCCGGTATCCGTATGGCGATTGGCCGGAGGAACTGGAGAGCCGGTATCTGGATTTGCAATTCCGCATAGCGCTTGCGATTTTTAATAAACAGGGCGGTGAATTTGAAACGGCCCATTCGGAAAATGGCGTGTCCAGGTCTTACGGTTCTGAGGGGATTCCGCAGGAATTGCTTTTGGAGGTTACTCCGATGTCAAAAATCGTAGGTTAGGAGGTGATTGCCTTCCGCAACTTTATGGCAAACTGTCAGCCCATCTTCTATAAGCTTTACGAAGGCCAAGAGGAAATATTGGATGAATACCGAAATCCAACAGGAAGCCCGCGATTGATTTACGGGGATTTGAAGTCGGCATATCTATGTATTTCCCCGAATAAAGGAGATGCATCAATAGAACCGTTTGGAGCGCTTACCGATTATGACCGCACCATGACAACGGCTGATACTAAATGCCTGATTGACGAGGGGTCTATCCTTTGGATTGACGGAGCAGATACTAAGGGGCCTTACAACTATTACGTCAAGAAACGCGCGCCGTGGAAAAATTCAATAGCTTTTGCGATTAAGGAAGTGAAAGTTCGTGAGTAAGAAAGTATCCTTATCACTTTCTTCTAAATCGATTGAAAATGCTATTGCAGAACTGAAACAGTACGAAAAGTGGATTCAGGTTAAGACAAAGGAGTTTACTGAAAAGCTTGCGCTGATTGGCGTAAAAGAAGCATCAGTACGTTTTGCAACCGCTATGTATGACGGGATAAATGATGTAACGGTCGCTCTTTCTCCAACTGTAAACGGATATGTCATTACCGCTTCGGGAGAAGCTGTGGCTTTCATAGAGTTCGGTAGCGGTGTATACCACAATCCATCAGAACCATATCCGGAGCCGAGGCCAAACGGTATTGTTGGGATCGGTGAATATGGGAAAGGACTTGGAAAGAGGCAAGGCTGGGTTTATTCGGATGGAGCTAAAAAACATTTTACACGAGGAAATCCGGCCGCAATGCCGATGTGGTATGCAACAAAAGAAATGGAAGAAAATATTGCGAAAGTTGCGAGGGAGGTATTCCGTTGATAGATGCCGAAAGCGCAATCTATAGCACTATATCAGGGGTGTTCAAGGAACACTACCCAAACGGTTCTCAATACGGAGAAGAAGTGGATTCCCCTGCAAAGTTCCCGTGCATGGTGTTGATTGAGTCTGACAATTATACGCATGAAGCATCCTTGGATGCCGAAATGCACGAACATAATGCAAACCTGATGTATACGCTGGATATTTACAGTAACAAGACAAGCGGCGCAAAGCAGGAATGTAAAAAAATATTGGGATTATTGGATCAGGAGATGCAAAATCTTGGATTTGTCCGAACGACTTGTTTGCCAACAAGGAATCAGGACAGGAAAATCTATCGGATAACCGCACGATATAGGGCGGTTATTTCGGAGGAGTATCGGATTTATAGGAGGTAAAAATATGGCAAGAATTGACCTTTCCACTGCGGGTGTAAGCGTTCAGTACGCAGCAGAAACAAGTGCAGGTACAAGACCGACATCGGGCTATCAAAAACTTACAGGTATTAAGTCTATCCCCGACCTTGACCCCGAGCCGTCCAGCCTCGATACTACAACGTTGGACGAAACTGAATATAAAACATATATTCCTGGGTTGAAAGACGTAGGTGGTGCAATTCAATTTGGAGCGAACAACTCAGAGCAGTTTCAGACTGATTGGGCTGATTTGGTAGAGGCAGCTACCGAGGCTAATGCAAGCGGTAAAGCGATGTGGTTTGCTGTTGTTATACCAGGATTAACGAAATCTTTTTATTTTGCCGGAACCCCATCGCCTCTGGGGCTGTCTGCAATTGAAGTGGATTCTGTTCTGGAAATCAGCGGCTATATTACGCCGAGTAAAATTGTTGGTTGGGAAGCTAAGCCCACTGACGGAATCTAAATAGGAGGAAATAGTAATGGGCAAGACTGAAAATAAGGTGAATCCGATTCGGATAACGGATGCGGACAGCGGAGAAGTATATGTGCTTGAGTTCTCAAGAGAAAGCGTTCGATTTGCTGAGTCGCGGGGCTTGAAAATTTCTGAATTGACTGATTTTCCGCAGACCAATATCCCTCTTTTGTGGTTTTGCGCATTTCGCAAAAATCACAGAGAAGTGGCGCGCAACCAAACGGATAAACTTCTTGAATCTTTGGGCGGCTTAAAGGTAACTGAAATTGAACGATTGATTCAGTTGTATAATCAGCCGACAGAGAGTTTGATTATTTCGGAA